GCCCTCATCGAGCAACTCCTCGCCACCGAAGTAACAGCCGACCAAGCCGAAGAACTCGCCACCAACCCCGACGTGTTGGCTGTCATCACCGAAGAACAAGCCACAGAAATCTTTGAAACCATCGAAGTAGAACAACTAGACGACACCCAAATAGCCGAACTTACAGAAGCAATCCAAAACGCACCCCTCGCAGTACAAGAAGCCTTTGAAGCGACCATCGACATCTTCGGAGGATTCGACGACTACGTACCAACAGGCTCCAACATCCCTGTAGGAGAACGGCGAACTCTTATCGCCATCGCAGCGGGGGCAACCCTCACAGCGGCATCAACTAGAATAAGACGATAATGAAACGCATCTCCAACCTCATCAAAGACAACGCCTGGACATACGCAGGCACAGGTCTAGTCCTCATCACCCTGTCAGGGCCTACGCTCCGGCAAGCTATCTGGGTGGTTGGTGTATCATTAGTTTTACACGCAGCATTAACTCTTAGCACAAAGGAATCAGAATGAAAAAAGCACAAGACATCGCAGGTCGTATCGTGGCAGTGTTCCTGTCCTCAGCATTGGCTATCGTTGGTGGTAGTGCTGTGATTGCTCCTGAACTAGAGATTTGGAAGTCGGCTGTGCTTGCTGGTTTCGCTGCATGTGCAACCGTGGTACAGAAACTTGCTCAGGCTTCGCTTGATGGCAAACTCACCATGGAAGAAATCAACAGCGCATTCGGCGCAAAATCCGAAAAGTAAACCTGTGGCATATCCAGTTGTGCCGGTCAAACTTTGTGACCACCTAAAGAACGCTGTCCCAGGCAAACTTACTGCTGACCAGTTACGCAAAACTGTTGGTGGCACGTTGCATCATTGTGCTGCTGACGCATGGGAAGCGATGGTAGATGCCGCACAAAAGGCTGGTATCAAACTGACACCGACATCAGCAGGCGACACATATCGCACACTCGAATCCCAAACCAAAGCGTTCTTTCAACGGTACCAACTAGAACCAACAGGCAACCCTGACACCCGTACCTTTGAAGGTAAGAAATGGTATCTAAAAAAAGGTATGGCATGTTTGGCAACACCAGGCAAATCACAACACAACATGGGTATCGCAGTTGACGTTGCCACAGCATCAGGCCCTAGACTCAAATGGATGCTAGACAACGAACACCTCTACGGCTTCTCACACGAAGTCCAATCCGAACCGTGGCACATTCGCTACACCCAAGGAAACCAAGTCCCACCTGCCGTTGTAGCCTTCGTTGCTGCGAAAGCCGGATGATCTTGTGGATGCTGTTTGGGCTGCTGGTGTTACTGGTGGTTTCAGTCTCTTAGCAATAATTGTTGCCAAACTAGGCAAAGAAAACCATAAAGACCACCAAGTAGTACAAGGCATTTTGCGTACCATGCACAAGTCTTTGAACCGAACAGAAGACAAAGTAGACAGAATTGACACAGCACTCACAGATCATCTAAGGTCTAAGCACAACTAAACCGATTGAAAGGTGCTTGCAAATGGCGAGGGGATTCACTACCGTTGAACTCACACTCATCCGTGACAGTTTGCTGAAGGTCACACCTTCAAGAAACCAAGCTGACGAACTGTGGGAAATCATAGAGAAGCTGAACAAAACAATTGAGGGAGCGCACATTGAATACGCCAAAAAAGTCCGTGAAACCAAGTCTGCTACAAGAGATAAAAAGTAACACGACAATCAGTGGCAGAATACCGATGCTGTTACAGATCATCAACAAACTAGACACCCAAGACAAAGCCGATCTTCTTGCTGCGTTAAACGACTACACTATTTCTGCACCGGCAATTAGTCGGGCATTAGAAAACCGTGGTCATCGGATCAGTGTTGGTTCGATTAACGGGTATCGCAGAGGAGAACTTAGACATGTCACTGGCTGATGATCTTGCAAAAGAACGAAACGTGAAAGCCGGTGCCAATGATTCTGTGGATGGTAAGGCGTGGGCGCAGGTTGGTTTAGATGGTGGCGAACTTTCTACGGGTGCGATGCCAACAGAACTTGTTGGTGATTGGGATGCGGTGTTGCGATCTTTTGGACTTGATCCAACGGTGTTTGAGGTTGCTGATGACACGGTGCGTATGTCTAAATGGCAGTCGTCTAAACGGTTGGAGAACGGTGATCGTGACCTGATTTGGTTGTGGTCGTATCGAGCAAAGTTCAAACGCAAGTCTTTGACAGCGTTAAACGATGCGGAGATAGATGACATCCGCAAGTATGTTCACAAATGGAAGCCACTATCCACAAAGGTGACAGTATCCAATGAGACACCTTGCACTTTTGTTTTTAATTGGGCCGACCTACAGTTAGGCAAGTCGGCTGGTGGTGGTGTCGCTGCGACAGTGGAACGTATGGTCGCGTCGATTGATGCAGGTGTGAAACGGATCAAAGAGCTACAACGTGCCGGACATAACATTGAGGGTATCGCGTTCACAAATATGGGTGATCCTTTCGAGGGTTGTGACGGTAACTATGCCAGCCAGTTGTTTACAGTCGAACTCACCCAACGCCAACAGTTGCTACTTGGTATCGACATGTTTGCTAAAGCAATAACCACGCTGGCACCACTCACACCACGGTTGGATGTGGTCGGTGTGTTATGTAATCATGGTGAGTGGATGCGACGCGGTGGGAAACAGGTTACTTCTGACAGCGACAACTCTGGAGGTTTTCTGTTAGATGCGTTGTATCGGATTTTGGATGGTCATGTACCGAACCTGAAATGGACTATTCCACATGACGAGATGGTGACAACAAAAGTTTTGTCGGATGTGAAAGTGGCGTTCGCTCACGGCCACAAAATATCGGGCAAAAAGGTGGATTGGTTTAACGCCCAGTCAATTAAAGTGTTACGTGAGGAAGGCAGAGAACCCGATCTGTGGGTTACAGCTCACTATCATCATTTAGAAATCATTGATCACGGGGCGTACACATCGTTGCAGTGTCCGTCTTTGGATGGTGGTAGCAAATGGTTTGCTGACTCGAAAGGTATTTGGTCTACAGCAGGTGTACTCACATTTTTGGTGGGTCGCCATGACATCCGCAACTATTCTGATTTAGCAGTTTTATAAACCCAAGCAAAGGAGAACCGGTAATGAGTTCAATGAAAGAGTTGTTGTATCAGCGTGAGACAGCAGCGTTTATGATCGCTGAACGTATGGAAGAAATCAGACAGTTGCGGTCAGAGATTGAGCGTTTGCGTCAACAGATTCGTGATGTCAGGGCGAGCATCGTATGAGACTGTTCAATGTGGGTGACAGGGTGATCATTGATGACGAGTCGGGGACAATCGAATCCGTGATCGTTGATGGCACAGGCAACAAATATGATGTGCGCTACGGCAACACCTTCATGCTTGCTGTTGATGTACCTGAAGACGAGATTGAACCGTGGATAGCAGACGAACAATGAGCGACGATTTCTGGGAAAACATACCCTCAATGGGTTCTGTGCGCGCAAGACTTGCGATGTTTGCATCCAACACTGAAGCTGGTGACTTAAACACTGTGCTTAACGAAGCGTATGAACTCATTGGACAATACGAAAAAGACGCACGGCAAAGGGCAAAACAGTGATTTACCAAGTGAAATGCAACGCTTGTAAAGCTGTCATCGTTCACGACCCGAAACAAAATGTCGGCTGCTTGTGCGACTCAGATGCCCCAACGTGGGTGGCTATCGGCAAAGATGGCAGGCTCATACATTATTCACAATCCGATATGTCCGTGATCGCGTACCCAGAATGACTATCTTCGGTCGTCGCAACAACCCTTGCCCATGCAAGACACCCCTACCACAACAACCGTTCTGTGGTGATCGAGGGGTAGAAGATGACGACTGACCATGCATTCGTTCACATCACCTGGCTAGACGCACACTCCGGCACAGACCAATGGACACAAATCGAGAACCTAGATCAAGAAGGATGCCTCGTACACACAGCAGGATTTCTGCTACCAGACGCTAAAGCAGGCCATGTCACCATCTATCAGTCACGAACCCCGAACAACGATGTAGACCATGTGCTACACGTACCTGTGGCTATGGTGCAAACAATCCAAACGATTGACTTGACTTAACCCTGCAACACCCCTAACCTACAGTTACAAAACACCGACAAGGAGACACCATGATCAAGCACGTATACAGAATACCCAAGCCACCACACGGCAGCCAAGAATGGTTGAACGCACGATGGCAAAACGAAGACGGGCAAGCACGGATCACAGCATCAGTAGCTGCCGTAGTACACAACGAACACCGATTCACCACACCAGCAGACCTCGCAGTAGAACTCTTGGCCAAGACACCCCCCGTGCCAAAAGAACAAAACGATGCGATGCGTCGAGGCACAATCCTTGAAGGCCCACTCATGTTGTGGGCATCAGAAATCTTGAACGTCACCATCACAGAACCACAAGAACTGTTCTGCTACGAAGAAGACGGTGTACGTCTGATGGCAACATTGGATGGCAAAGATTTGTCAGGAAAAATCTATGAACTGAAAACCTATAACAAAAGGTGGAACGGTCAACTCCCCCCATATTGGAAATGGCAAGGAGTACAACAAGCGATCTGCGCTGATACAAACGAAATCACATGGATCGTTTTTGACTCCGATCTTCAACTGCAATTCCATACACAAACCGTCACATCCGACGAACGCCAACAACACATAGACGCAGTACGCAAATTCTTGGGGTTCATCGACATGGGGATGATGCCTGAAGGTGCTGACCCCACCTACGACAACGCTTCGGCTTTGTACCCCGAAGGATATGAGAACACTGTTGTCTTGGGCCATGAGGTATACAACACTTTAGAGCGTCTGTCTATCGCCAAAGAACAAATCAAATCTGCTGAAGCAGTACGCGACCAGCTACAAGGTGAGATAGGTATGCTGCTCGGTGACGCAGAGTACGGCTCGATTGACGGGGTGCAAGTCGTATCGTGGAAGAACTCGTCACGTACATCATTTGATGCTAAACAGTTTGAGAAAGAACATCCGGCTTTACACGCAAAGTTTAAGAAAACATCAACCTTCCGCACTATGCGGATCACAGCAAAGGAGAGCAAATAATGAAACTAGAAGAAATCCTCGGAGCATACGGTGTGCCAGATCCAAAGATCGTTGGCAAACTACCGAAGGCAGGCACCTCACTTGATTTTGTGGGTCACGCAGACATCACACGAATCTTGTTAGAGATTGACCCGACATGGCGTTGGGTTCCTATTGCATGGGATAACGGTCGACCATCAATCCATGTTGAGAACGGTATTGCAACCATGTGGGGTGAACTCACAGTTCTCGGACAAGCCCGTTTGGGTGTTGGTTCAGTTCGTGCAGACAAACAAGAACTAGACAAAGAACTGATCGGAGACTTCCTTCGCAACGCAGCGATGCGATTCGGTATCTGTCTGTCGTTGTGGACTAAACAAGAATGGGATGATGTATCCCACACCACAACAAAACCTATGCCAAAAGCTGCCACACCAGCACCCCAAGCAAAACCTGTAGTACTTGCCAGCAACCCACCAGTGTCAGCAGACAATATTGAACGGTTCAAAGGCGCATGTGCAGAGGTTGCTTTGGATTGGCGCGAAATTGCCAACACTGCTGGAGTCAACCTAGACAACTTGCATGAATCCGATATGGATTTGTTACGTGCCGCATATGCCACAGCCAAGAAAGCGTTATACGCACCGAAACCTGTTGTTGAACCTGAGGTTATGGATGACTTCAACCCTGCATACAACACCGAAGAAGCATTAGCCACAGTGGTTGACCTGTTCGTGGGTGCCGAAGTGATTGAGCCATCACGCAGCAACCACCCTGCGAACGGCACACCACAAATCAAAGAACCAAACGCATCGGCCACACCGCCACAGCTAGGCAAACTTCGTGCGTTGTGCAGTGGTGCAGGTATCACCAGCAAAGAAGACCAACTCTCAATGGCATCAGATCACACGAAACGAACCATCACATCGTTCAATGATCTAACCAAAAAAGAGGCATCAGAACTCATCAGTATCCTCGCAT